CATTTATCTACTGAGTTAGGATAACCAAGTCCTATGTGTGTATCTCCGATTAGAAATATTTTACTCATAACCAAAATTAGTTTTTTATTATACTAATTTCTTCAGAATTTGTCTAAAATAAAAAAACCGATGAATCATCGGTTTTTTCATTGAAATATTTATTGAGAATATTAATATCCAGCAACAAAAGGAGGAGCAATTGTGAATGAACCATCGATATATTCATCAACCCAGTAGTCACAAACAAAGTTTGCAGTCACGTTTGCTAAGATACCTTGTCCTTCATAAGTAAGAGAAGGTGAAGAAACTGCTTTTAATTGACAGTTTTGGAAAGTTACTCTTCTAAGAACCAATCCTTTTTTATCGTGTTGGTTAACGATCAATGTTCCAACTGTATCTGCCTTATAGTGCAAATAACCGTTTTGAGAGTTCCAAGATAAATCGTACCAAGCTCTAAGTGCAGCCCAAGTTTCCATCGAACCATTATTATTAACGTTTACGTTAAATGAAACGGCCAAATCTTCGATGTGAGTTTCACTAGGACCCGCGTTTATGAAGGCTCTAGTTGAATACTTCCATCTTTGGTTAGAAACACCAAGAGTTTTGTTAGTTGTATTCAAGTCAATTGATAACGCTTGTTGTAGAAACAAAATTGGGTCTCTACCTTGAGCCTGAAGTATTGTAGGTAACACGAATGTAACCTCAAACAGGTTTAAATATACTGGTTCTTGTGGGTTAGTACCCGGACCACCAGGAGCTCCAGCTACTTGTAACTGGGTAAAATGTGGAAGCGGCATAATTATTTTTTATTTTTTGTTTAATCGTTTTAGCAATTATGAATTATATATTTTATCTACAATTGCCTCTATCTAATTACATAGTTATATATTCATATAAAAAAATGACTTTTTTCTAATTTTAAAATCAAACTATTATTTTTTTGAAAAAAACAAACATAGAGAGTGAGACTATAAGTATATATACCTAAAAAATAATAAAAATCAATGTCAAATAATAAAGAAATGTCAGAAGAAGATTTTTTGAAAAAACATCTTGAAGAAAGAGAAAAAAAGTCTACTGATTTCAACCCAGCCAAGACTATGGCAGAGCAAGTAACTATTCAGAATGTTGATAATACTAAAGTTTCTGACCTTCAGTTTTTCCATTTTGACATCAAGGATTTACCTTGTGGAAAATTTTATCCAGCCGGAACATCATTAATGATTAGACCAGCTATGGTTAAAGAAATCCAAGCATACTCAATGGTTGATGATAACAATTTTTACGATATCGTTGAAAAAATGAATGATATGCTTCAATCTTGTGTGAGAGTAAAATACTCAAATGGAAATGTAGGTAGTTATCTTGATGTTAAGGATCAAGACAGACTATATCTAGTATTTACAATCAGAGAGTTAACTTTCCAAAAAGGAAATACTTTAGCTGTAACGGTCCAACATGGTACCGGAGAGTCTCAAATTGAACTTGTTAGAGATAACTTCAAATTTCACGAAATTGACGAGAAACTTGAAAAGTTCTATAATAAATCAAAAAATTGCTATGTTTTCAAAACAATTAATGGTAAAGAATTTGAATTAACACCACCTAACATTGGTATTCAAAAGGCATTTACTGATTATATTATTAAAGAAAATAATGAAAACAGAACTCCTAACTTAGCTTTCTTAAAAATTATACCATTTATGCTAGAAGGACGTAACTCAATTACTTACGAAGGTATAAAAGCTAAATTGAAAGAATTTGAAGAAATGGACGATATTTCTTTCCAATTCTTAAACGCAGCTGTTGGAAAAATGACCTTTGGTATAAAAGAACTCGTTAAAGTAATTGACGGAGAGGAGGTCCGTGCTGAAATGCAATTTCCCAACGGAGCGTCAGGTATTTTCGTTGTTCATGATGCCTTTGAAGCCTTTATTGAAAAATAAACTTCTCTTACAAAAGCACTTTCATGTAAATGAATTTTGTCTAGATCAATGGCCATTTTGGATGTTAGAAGAAAATATCAAAATTGTTAATGAACTAAATGAGGAAGAGGAGAAACAAAGAAAACAAGACGAAGAATCTCAACAAAAATCAATGCCTAACTTCAATCCCAACCAAATAATGAGTGGAATGGGCAATTTAGGAAACAACTTCAAACCATAAAAAAAGACTCAAATATTTGAGTCTTTTTTTATACTTATTATCTACGTCTCTTCACATTCAATTTATTTTAAAAAAAATCCTCGATACTTTCATATCGAGGATTTTAATATTTAAAGATTTAATTATGAGTTTATAAATCCACCTGCTGAGATAGCCCCAGTTCTGAGAATTGTAATATTGTTTACAATGATTCCCATTCCCTTGATAGGCTCAACATATGTGTCAAGTACACCAATTCCGTTGTCTATCAACTCAAGTGTGTTGTTTTCTTCATCAATCTTATTAAAGTAGTTGAACAAACCAAGTTGTGCAACATACTTCTCACAGATAACGTCAGCTGCCAACTTAATCTGAGATCTAATCTCAGGTGAGTTAACTGTCCATTGGAAGTCTAACAACATTCTTGAAAGTTCTCTCTCAAGTTCAATCAATACCTCTCTAACGTGAATTAAGGAGAGAGCTGATTTAACAAGTACCTGAGCTGTGTTTTCAGTTTCAATTATGAATCCTCTATTTCTCTTGAAAGTCAACGGATTCATTTGAGCCTGATTTAAATATTCTAAATCAGATGGTGTGAAAATTTGCTCAAGATCAAGAATTCCATTAATTCTACCATTGTTAACTCCAGCTGCGATAGTCCAAGGAGTAACACTAGTTGTAGTACTCTTGTGCTTTCTCATGTAAGTCAACCCAACATATGCTGATGGTGGTACATCAATAGTTCTACCTTGGTCATCTATTGTAACGTATGGTAAGAAATATCCAACAGTAGTTACACCAACACCTTTACCAAATGAGTATAGGAAGTTTGGATTAGACTCTGGGTTTGCGCCAGCGGCAACAAATTCCAGCTGTACATTTCCTGATGAATCTTTGAACGATGGATTACTTGAATTCTTAAATTGTTTTAGTGATGGCATGTTTATGATACCAAATGCATCTAAACGGTCACCGCAAATATCAACAAGTTGTTGTTTTGAGTCAGCTGTCAGTCCTAGACCAAAAGAGTCTATCAAGTATCTAAAGTCAAATGCTTCTTTATTAGTCAAAGCCTTGAATAAAGTTGTACCTTTATTAATAACTGTGAGTATTTCGTTCTGTCTAGAATCTGTTCCATCTGGTAGAGAAGCCTCTCTAATTCTGAATCCTTTTAGAATTATACCTTTGTATGTAGTAATATAATCATCTATCTTAGTAAAACGATTAGTTTGTTTATTACCATTAAAGTCTCTAACTTTAATCGCTGAGTCAGTTGAGAACTCAAGATAGTTTGGATCATTTGACCACAGCTTCTTGGTAAGAATTCTAGTTAGTTTCTTAGGCATTTCATCTGATCTTAATAAAGTTTCGTCGAATTCAGCCTCTAGGAAATCACCAACTCTAACTTCACCATATCTACTCTTTTGAACTAAAACTTTGTTCGGAACTGGAACCCAACCACTTGGATATTCAAGTTCTAATGTTTGCTTATAGTTACCTTTTTCTGACTTAATAAACAAAGTTCCGTTAGTTGCAAGAGCACTACCAGGTGTTGTATTTTCAGAGTTTAGAACAGATTGTGTTCCAAGGTTAAATTGTGTAAACTCAACATATAAGTTACCAGTGTCATCTACATAGTTTTGTAGATAGATTGGAGCTCCATTGTAATTACTACTATAACCATACATTTTTGTAATATTTATAGTCTCATCAACAATACTCTCTTTAACTTCGTAAGCATAGTAGCTATAAGAAGCTGAATCAATCGTGTCTATAATGCCGTTACTATATGTAGCGATCAAGAAAGCTCTTCCACCAAGAGCACCACTAGCATCAGATGGTAATGTGAGTCCGTTTTCGACTCTTAGCCCACCATCCCATTTAGCGGTGAATGCTCCTTTGTTGAGTGATCCAGTAATCAAGAATTGATATCCATATACAGGGTCGGTAAACTCATCACCCTCAACACCAATGTCAAAGTTTGACAAATAAGACTTTGTTTGTGCAGTATAAGTTCTTCCTTCCTCAACTTTGAATATAATGTAATTATATCCATCTAGTGATGCTGTCACACCACCTCCTTGGAGGAATTGTACTTGAACACCTTCCCAAAGTTCATTCTGGAAAAATGCATCCCCTGTGTTGAGTTGACCTTGATCAAAATAAGTGTAATAATTTGAATATCGACCAACAACACCATAAGAATTGACAGTACCATCTAACACCGGTAGAGTATTTTTAGTACGTAGACCGGCATAGTCAATCAATAACTCGTCATCAATCTTATAGAATATCAATTCTCCATTTGTCATAATATCTGAAATTTCAGCACTTGTCAAACCGGTTGACATCACAAAAGATTTGTTAACAGTTGTCCCTGTTTTAATACTTCTAAAAGATACCTCACTTAAAGGCTTCTTTGTTGTAGTAGTACTTGGGTCAATTAATAACAATCCTTTGAATGTGTTAGATGTATTAATATATGTCAACATTGAATTAAATAACTTGAACTTTCTATATTGTTCGTAGTTTTTGACATCAGGTGTTGAATTTGTATTGGTGAAAGTAACTAAAATATCTCCTTCAGCAAGCACTTCTGTAAGTGTAGAAGCTGTACTGAATGTGTAGTCAGTACCATATGTAAGTGGTATGTAGGAAAGTCCACCACCTCCGGTTGTGTCATTAATAGTTACATCGACTAATGTGGTAGATTGAATTTCACCGCCATAGACACTTACTGTACCGTAACTAAGAACTATATCGTTAGCATTTACCGTAACTCTTGTATTAGATACAGCTGATTTTTTAGCCTGAACTGTACCGCTTGTGTCTAAGACAAAAGCGACACTGTATGACTGTGTACCTGAAGTAGTCGGTAACTGAGGATATTCAGTATTCAAAATTTGAATAGATTGTGTACCGGATGCAATTGTGACCAACGATCCATTGATTACGGCATATCCATTATCTGAAGTACCATCAACCGCGTATTCGAGTGTAATACTTTGTGTAGACGTAGAAGGAGAGGCTACTCTGAAAAGATCATTTACATAACCCTCAGTGAAGTAATAAGTTCTATTTGGCCACTTAATGTAATTAAGATTAGTATCATCATTTGGACCACCAACCACACCACCTGTTACAGCTGTAGAATCATTCAATGAGTGTGTAAATGCTCCAAGTGCAGATCTAACACCACTATTTGAAAGTACAGCTGAATTAGTACCAAATAAACCAACTACGTTACCTGGTCTATCAAGTACACGGTTAGTCACAAGAACTGTTTCTGTAATTTGCTCATCATATGACAAAAACTTTACTGAAATCTCACCATCTGTCACACCATCGTTCGCATCAATAGATGCATAATAGGTCTCTTCAGAACTTGGAGGGTTTGATAAAAGGCTATCACTTATAAGTGAGTTACCAATTAAATCAATTAATCCAGTTGGATAATCAGTTTCGAATAATTCGTTGTTAAATGCACAGAATAGGCCGGTTTTGTCAGTATCTTTATTTATAATAGATTCAATAAATATGTTTCTTCCATTTAAATCTCTAAAATATGGAATCAAAGACACACCTTCATAATAAGCAAGTAAAGTAACGTTTCTATCGTTTGCAAACGCTCTTAATTGCTCTTTCTTCAATCCATCCTCTGCAAAGTAAAGTGTCCACCTTGGATCCACGGACAATTCGCTGTAATTAGACCAATCACCACCAACGACTACAACATCAACTAAGTAGTCAGATGCCAAATCTGTAGGATATACATATGGTGGTAGCTTTTCTTTGGAACCATACCACTCAAGCATTGATCTGTTAAATCCACTAACTTGTGATTTAACTACGAAAACTGTAGTATATTTATCACCTAAATTTGTAAGATTTAATACACGACCATTATATCCAGGGTTTGTTCTAGTAATATCAATGAATGCTTCAGGATCTCTTTTCCAGAATCCAGTAGTATCGAAAAACTTTCTAAAAGAATCTGTTCTTTCGATATCATTGTTTTTGAATGTAGTAGCTGACAAAGATTGATATTCAACTGTGTCAAGTACATCATCTGTTAGTAATAAATTCATTCCATAAATTGGACCTGCTTCTAACATTTTTGTAATTGTTCTATGAAAGAATGAACCTCTTCTTTCTAAACCTCTGTCAATTGACCCGAATGTATTTTCAAGATCACTCAATGTATTCAAAAGAATAGCTGAGTTAACTGGTCCTTTTCTTGAAAAACCAACAACAAGATTTGCAAAACCAGTGTCCGGAATTGGACTGGTTACAATGGTCTTGTCAATCTCTTCGATGAAGATACCTGGTCTTTTGTATTTACCGATTTGAATTGCCATATTTTTTTAATTATTTTTTATTTTATGTTTTATATATTAAAAGAAAAAACCAATTTTTTTCTATTTTTATATTTTACTAGATAATTTTTTGATTCGTTCTTCTTCGTCTTTCATATCCCTCTTGAAGTCTTCTCTCTTCTTTTGCCAGTTAAGTACATCACGATTCAGTATCGTTTTATTTTTTTGAATATTGTCTCTTAACTCTACCAATTTCTTTCTATTCCTATCCAAACTTACTTTTATTTGAGAAGCTCTATCCGGAGTAACTTCCATGTTACTCTCATCATTCAGTCTATTTATATCATCATTCGTCTTCTTAATTCTATCCTCATCTTTAGAAATAGCCGTTTGTAAAGCTTTTTTTCTTCTCTCTTGCCTTAAAATAGACTCAAATTCTTTTAGAAACTTATTTCTCTGTCTATTTTCCTTTTTACTGTTGTAAACAGATGAAAGTAGTCTTTGCTCTAGATCAGAATCTTTAGTGATTTTTGGATCATTGAAAATATTCTCCATCTGTTGTCTTTTAGCCTGAAACTCTTTCAGATTCTTTTGAACGTCAAGTAATGCATTTGATTGAGTTTTCTTAGTTTCAGAATCTAATCCAGGATCTTCAGCTACTGATCTAATATCATCGGTACCTTCTAATCCGTCAGCTTCTAAAAAAAGGTTATATTTTTTCAAATATTTCATAGTATTCTCTCACTCAAAATCTTTTTCAATTTGTTCTTTATTTTTCCAAGACTTTGTATAAGTTTTGTTTAATAAATCCCAAATCTTTTTACAAATACCCTCTGAGACGTTATATTGCTTATTATTAATTACGAGTGTATAATATTCTGGCTTAGTCACTCCGATAAATAACTTAGTTGATCCTCTTCTCGGTGAAGAAGATTTTTGAATTGCTATATTATAAACATTTGAATTTGATGTGAAAGAGATAGTTCTTTTATAATCAGCGTATTTTCCTATCTCGCCTGCCTTTCCATCTCCTGACTCTAAGGACAATTTTAGAGAGTTATAAATTTTTTGAGCTAGTGCATCATCTTCTTTTGAAAAAAATGGAATAGTTAATGGTTTTTTTGAAGATGTTTTTTTAACTTCAGAATCTTTTTTCTTCCTAAAAAAATCAAAAAATGCCTCATATGTTTTTAAGGTTTTCATTTCTCAATTAATATATTTTTAGCCACATTACTCTTAACGTAGTTACTCTCAATTGTGGTTTTAATTTTTCCAGGTGTATAGTTGTTTTCAAATCCTAAATAAGGTGTATTATCTTTCTTATTAGCTAAAATATCTATAGAAACAATTTCAACATCTACTCTTGTATCATTTTCACCATCGTTTAAAGTATCTCTTCTGGGCTCATCGAGATCAATCCATCTTAACTTAGTTGTACTTCCAACTTTTAGAGTACCGCCAGATTTCAAAAGACTGGATAACAGAATGTCTTTTACAGATTCAGTCTTCTTAATATCACCAGAAACTGATGTGAAGTTAAAAAGAAAATTACCAGTAGCCATCAACATTAACGGATAACCCATAGCAATTCCTTTATATGTACAGAAAAATACTCGTTCTTTTTCTCCAACTTTCACCTTAATTTTAAAACTAACATTTTTATATTTTTCTCTAAATGAATCCCCAGATTCACTGTCAACTGCGGTATCATAAAATAGCTTTGCTAAATCTCCGGAATATTTATTAAATTGTTTAATGGAATCTATTTTAATATATTTAACCTCATCAACCACAACTGAACTTGAAGTCTCTTGATTATCATTTAAATCACTTTCAAACCCTGGTTCGCTCAAAGTTGGTAGTTTTTCACCTTTCAATTTGAAATAATCCTCTATGAACTGTGTCATGGCTCCTTTGTTATACATTTTACTTTCACTAAGTAAGTTATTAATAAAAGACAAAAGTATCTTACCAGGTCTTCTTATTGGATCCCCAGTACCACCAGTTTCTTCATTTCTAAAAATAAATGTTGTATTTTCACTAAAAATTGGTCGATACTTAGTATCACTCAATATGTCTTGAACAGCTTCAAACCACTGCTCATATAATTCTATATTTCTATAGGGACCGGAACCTGGACTATCTGGTGTTCCGCTTCCACCACCTAAATTCTCATATTCTCTAAAGACTGAATTAGAGACTTTACCCCCTGTTCTACCAGAAGGTATCACACCAGGAGTGTGTATTCTCCAGGCTCTATTAAATAGTCTAACAATTTCTATTATTGGATCAGAAGTTGAAATAACTAATTCACCCTCTTCAACCTCTTTGACTCTTTTTTCTAACTCTTCTCTATTTTTAACACTAAACAATTCTTTCACGTCTTCTGTGAAAATTTCATTAAACTTATCTTTTATTTCAGAAGAAAATTCATTTCTTTCGTTTAATTGTTTGAAGTTACTATATCTAATAACCGATTCTTTTGTGAGCTTAGGTAATGTTTTATCTAACAAATCAAAAGAACTAATAAAAGTTTTAAGTGGTTTTATAGTTGAACCATAACTACCAACAAGTGTCATGTCTTCTCTAAATGCAAGTATTACTCTAGCAAAAAGTGATATTGATTTAGATATATCATTGACATTAACAGCTTCTTTAATTAAGGTTTCAAAAGAAATCACAGTACCAACTGTTGATTTATTTAAAATAACTTGCTTACAGATAGCGTTGATATCTTTTTTAGCATTTTTAAAGTTTTCTCTTCCGTCTTTTGAAGAGACTGATAATAAATCCTCGATAATCTTAATAAAACCATCAATTTTTGAATCATTATGAGCCTTTACTACTTTTCTCCAAGCATTATTTGCTAATACTTCTGATTTACCCATATTGGCCTCAACTTCATTGACTAGTTCATAATAGGACAAGTCATTTTCAAATGATGCGTTTACCTTAACTGATATATCTATTGAATAAGGTTTTTTCGAAAATTTTGAAATATCGTCTTGCAATTGTTTCAAGTTTTTCTGAACTCCAGTATCTTGGTAACTGTATCCACCACCAGGTTTAGCGATTTTTTTCTGAACCGTAGTTGATATTCCTAATGATTTAGCTTGTTGTCTAGCAAGAGTTATCAAAAACGTATTTAATTTATCAGTGAAGAATTTTATATTTGCCGTATCCTTTTTAGCTGTATAAATCTTAATTGCTGATTGACACATCTTGATTAACTGCTGTAGTTGCGACGAATTTTTTGAACTAGTCCAAGTTTTTTCTAAAGATTTAAACTTCTCAACATCAAAGTAGGTTGAAATGTTTTCAGTAGGTTTATCTGTCTTCGAAGGCTCTTTACCTTCTAGATTATATAATTTTAGAACTTCTACTACTTCACTTTTATAATTATCATTATAGTCAGAACTCTTCATTTTATAGACTACACATGCCTGATCACTATTTAGTTTAGAACCTTTCTTATCATCACTTGTCATCCACTTTTTGTCTAGAGCTCTTTCTACTTTATACTCTAAACTTAAAAGCTTACATCTTATTTTTTCACCCTTTGAGTTTAAATAAAGATATTCACTACCAACTTTCAATTGTGACTTCTTTGTTATTATTTTATTATCATATTCTTCTTGACCACCTCCTACTCTAACAACATTCTGCTTGATAAGTCTAGACAAATCAACAACCGATTGTAAAAACAATCTAGAATTCTTATAAAAGATAGCATTATAATCATCAGAATCAACTGATAAATCTTCATCACCTGATTCTAAATCATCTTCTGATTTTGATGACCCTTTCAAACCTTTGAGATATTCTAAAAACTCCTCTAGAGCACTAATCATTTTATCTTGTTGTTCAAACGGGTATCTTTTAACTGTATCAATAAGTTGATTAGTAGTATTAATAAGCACTGAAACATCTTCTTCATCTTTAA